GCAGAGGGATACGATAGCCCATCTGGACAGTATCCTGGATGGGCATACTATGCTGGAAATAATACAGGTGTATATAGGGTTGGTCCAGAAAGAGGAGAGGATGGATGGGTTTCTTTTTTCTTAGATATAGATAATAGCAAAACCATTGAAGCCTATCTTCCAAACAAATCAGTTTCTTTAATAAATCAGGTGGCAAAAAATATTAATTTAAAAACACTCAAGGTAGGGGCAAAAGTAGAAATTAGATATGACTTTTCTTTAGAAACATACTCAAACAATACAGAGGTTTGGATAAGAACTCTTTTAAGAGATGAAGAAGTTTCTCCAATGGGGTATGTTGGATTACTTAAATATCAATACCCCTATGACATTTCATACTGTCAAACCATTTTTATCAATAGCGATAGAATTAAAAACTATGGAGGGCAACCTCAAATTAGAACAGACAATGAAGGGTCTTTTGTTTTAAAAGGCATATATATAGCAGTATCATGATGGTATAATGTTCTAGGAGGAATAATGGCATTTCCAGGTTCTTATAATTTTAATTACTACCGTGGCGACACCGCTGAATTTGTGGTACGCCCAAAAACAGCAAATGGTGATGCCTTTGACTTAACAGGTTTTAATGCAGACTTTTTTATTGCAACAGCAAGAGGTGAAGGTCAAACACAGTATGAAGGCCAAGCAGTAGTTGACGGCTCAGCAGACACAATTACCTGCACAATTCTTCCTGGTTTAGGTAGAAATTTAACTGCTGGAACTTATGTTTATGATGTTCAAATAGATGCAAGCGCTTCTGAAGTTTATACCGTTCTGACTGGAAGCATTACAGTGACAGATGATATCTCTGGAGCAGATGAGTCATAATGGTAGATGTATTACTTAATACTGAAGATGTTGTTGTTTTAGGACCACCAGACTCAGTTGATGTTTTAGTAGACATTGGTCCACAAGGAACTCGTGGTAGCAAAATCATTGTTGGCTCTGGAGAACCAAACGCACAAACATCTAGTGGGGTGTTACTTGGTACAACTTTAATATTAAATGACATATATATACAAACCGATCCTGGAGCAGATTATGGATATATGTACCAGTATGTTTCCCAGCCTGGAGGAAATACCTGGGTAGAAGTTTTAAGTATAAGTCCAGCAATTTATTCTGTAATACAGACACTTTCCTTTTCTTCTGGATCTGCATCTACAACTATTCCAATATCAAACATAGTAACCGTAACTGGATCACCACTTACTGCTTCAAACTTTAATGTTCAGTTTCAAATTGAAGGGGCAAATCCAATTGCAGCATCAATGGAAATCCCCGCTTTGGCAGGGGCTGGAACAAACCTAGTAATAAATTTTGACGCAGTTCAATATAGTGGGGGTAGTTGGTCTGCATTAACTGGAAGCAAAAAAGTACACTTATTTATATCTATAGTTTGATATAAAAATGGTATAATCTTTAAAGAGGTGACCCAATGGCTGTAGAAAATATAGGAAACTTAGTACCAACTAAAATTCCAGCATTAATTGATGATGCTAACATTCAAGATGCTTTAAGAGCATATCATTATGGATCTTATGATTTTGATCCTGCAGAAAATGATCCAGCAGAACTTTTAGTACCATCAATGGCACATACAATAAATGATTTACAAGAACAAATAGATGATCAGGTTGCCTTAGAACTAGCAGCAAGAAATATATCTTCAGCACAAAACTCTGCACCAGTAGCAGCAAACTTTTCAGCATTTTCTGCCACAATACCCAATGGTTATATTTGGGTAGATAAAGATGCATCTGCTCCAGTTGGATATTTATCAGCAACATCAGTTTATACAGCAACACAGCCAACAACTGGATTGGCTAATGGTGTAATTTGGATTAAAAAGGGATCATCTCCTATAGAAATGTATGTTTATAATGGAGATACTAGCAGTTTTGATCAGGTGATTTAATGCCAACATCATTTAATTACGACGGTAAACCAGGATATATTTATAATGCAGCAGATGATACTTGGTATGAACTGTCTGGAAAGACAGATACATCTGGAACTTTTGAATGGGCTGGACCACACACACATCTATCATCAGTTACCGTTATAGATCATCTTGTTGGAAAAAAGGGTATAAACAATTACCTTAATCCATCAGCAAGAGATGCGTCAATTACCTCTCCAGTTGCAGGATCAGTGTGTTTAATAAGACAAGATGGTAGTGGAAACACTATTCATCAACTTCAATTTTATAACGGATCTTCTTGGGTTCCTTTTATTCCTACACAATCAGGAAATGCTGGAAAAGTATTGCAAACAGATGGTATAATAACATCATGGCAAGACGCAAGCGGACTGCCAGACATATTCTTACTAATGGGAGGATAAAAAAATGCCAGCAACCTATAAGGTTTTAGCACAAGCGGCACCGTCAGCAACGACAGAGACAACTCTTTATACAGTTCCGTCTTTAACATCTGCGGTAGTCTCAACAATTTCTATTGCTAATCAAGCAGGATCTTCAGGAACATACCGTATTGCGGTACGTCCAGCAGCAGATGCTTCAACAGCACAAAAACACTGGATTGTTTATGGAGCAACTGTAGCAGCATCAGATTCAATTATGCTAACTCTAGGACTAACCCTTGCAGCAGGAGACGTAGTTCGTGTATACGCCTCTTCAGCAAACATGTCTTTTTCAGCATTTGGTTCAGAGATTTCTTAAAAAACAAAAAAGGATTGAGGTAGAAAAATGGCTGTAAGAAAAGCAAGCGACTCCAACTTAACTGGCAAGAAATACAACGATGGTTCTGCTGGAGCAAGTAAGGTTCCAGATGTCGTAGATCCAGTAACGCCTGGTACACCTACACTTACTTATTCAACTGCATCTGTACCATTTACTGCATCAGATAAAGGAGGAGCAGCATCAACATATACAGCAACATCTTCTCCAGGCGGTTTAACAGGAACTGCAGCGTCCTCTCCAATTTCAGTAAGTGGTCTTGCAGATGATACTACCTACACATTTACAATTACAGGAACCAATACAACAGCAACAGGACCTTCTAGCACTTCTAGCGCAAATCTTGTAGTTCCAAACTATCCATTAAGTGAAACAGATAATTTTAATAGAACAACAAGTGGAAACTTGGGAACAGCATCTGGCAACGGAAGCACTTGGGAAAATCTTCGTGGTACCTGGACAGCAAATGGAACAGTAGCAACCTCAGCATCTACAGCAGGTGATAATAATATTGCAAGAGTATATACTAAAGGAACTACAATTACCAACCTACAGGCAGATACATTAGGATACGGTGGAGTCGGAGTTGCCTTTTGGGTAACAGATGCTAACTCTTGGTATGCTGCAACGGTTTTCCATTCAACTACTTCTGGTAGCAACACAACCTGTTCTGGAAGTTGTACTCGTGGTGGCTCATACTGTCCAACTTGCTGTGGTGGTCAACACACCTATCAGCAATATCACGGAACACAGCATTGCTGCGATGGATATAACCTTGGCTATTCAAATAACAATGGTTCTTGCGATAGCCACTATGGATTTTATTGCCAAGTTTCAAGCCGTGGAAACTGTGGCTGTAGCGGAAGTTGGGGATTTTATTATGCATGTACCGCTAACGTAACCACAAACTTTACAAACTATATTTCAAACTTTAAATTACTTAAAAATGGTTCTGCCCTTGTAAATACACAATACAATACGAACACATCAGCATACTCATCTGCTGGATCAATCTGTATTACAACATCTGGAGATGCCATTAGTTATTTGGTATATGAAAGTGCTAACAAGGCTGGAACACTTAGACATTCAGGAACATATACGGACTCTGGTGCTACAAAATCAAGACATATGGGTATATTTAAGGGGGACGGCGGTACCAATCAAGGGTCAGAAGTTGACAACTTTAGCGTAACGGTAACCGCATAATGAATGGGGGAAAAAAATGGAAAATAGAGCAGCAAGACCGTGGGATTTATTTAATAAAAACATTGGTCGTGTGGAAACAGTTATTGCAGAAGAACGTATGTCTATATGCAACGGATGTGATAAACTTATTAAGGCTACCAAAACTTGTAAAGAGTGCGGTTGCTTCATGACGCTTAAAACAAAATTGCCTAATGCTGAATGCCCACTGGGCAAATGGAATAAGGTTATAGTAGATATCACTAAGGAGATATAATGTCAGAAGAAAATAATGAACAGCAAGTAGTGCTTCCTCCTGTAAAGGTTGCATTTATAATTGATGGCTTTGTTGCCGATGTGATGCATACAGATGAGCGCTTAGGCGCAATCTTTACAAGTAATCCATTAATTAAAGATGTAACCGCTGAAGAGGGTGGCCAGATGGCTTGGCTTAATGATAGTTACGATCCTGAAACAGATACTTTTAGCAGAGATGGCGTTGCACCAACAAGCCAGGGTGGTGACGATCTGCCACCAATCAAAATTGCTTTTATTTTAGATAATACGGTTGTTGATGTATTGCACACAGATGAAAGACTAGCAGCACTACTTTTAAATAACCCAATCATTAAAAATGTAACTGGAGAAGATGGAAATCCAACTACACAATTTGGAGATATCTATAATAGCGAAACAGATTCTTTTGATCCACCTGCTGAAGAATTTAAACGCCCTCCAGCAGAGCCAATGTATGAAGGTTGGGTACTAGATGAAGAACTTGGACACTTGGTTCCACCAGTTGCATATCCTCAAGACGGAAAAGTATATGCTTGGGATTTTGGTGTAAATAACTGGGTTGAAGATACGACTGCTATACCATCAGAACGAATCTTTGAAGGTTGGATATTGGACGAAGAGCGTGGACAGATGGTTCCTCCAGTTCCATATCCACAGGATGGAAAAAGATATGTTTGGGACAATCCAACTCTAAACTGGGTTGAAGGATAAATTAAAAAATAAATAAAAAAAAATACCCCCAAGGCATATAGCCAAGGGGGATTTTTTATTTAATTGTTATTTTATTTACATGGATACTTGTTGTACCACTCTTTATACCGTTCTCCATTTATAGAACTCCAAGAAGACCAGTCTTTTCCACCCTTGGTCATATGTAGAGCAATTTGTGCGTTTACTACTGGATTTAATAATTCAGCGTTTGAATTTAACTCATATTTTTCTCTACGATCTGGTCCAAGTTCTCCAAGCATATTAATTTGAAATACGCCATAAGAACTATCTCCAGTTTTTACATTGCCGTTGAAGGCAAGAGGGCGACCATTGGATTCTGCCTTTGCAATAGCACAAGCAGACCTTAAAGCCTTTCCTTCAAACCCAACATGACGCAACATATCAACTAACTGCTCATCGGTCAAATTATGAGCATTTTCATATTTTTGTAATTTTTTGTCTTTAGAAACCAAAAAAGCCACCTGTTGGGTGGCAGACTTCACGGACTCTTTAATTATTAAATTGTTTTCATTTGTTGCATTTGCAGAAGCCGAAAAAACGGTACTGCAAATAACCAACGTTAATACCCCTAGCCAAACATTTGACTCTCTCATTGTGTAAAACCTCCTAGAGAACAAATGCTACCTATTGGTAGCATATATTAATTATACCATTGTTTGGCCTTTTGAGTCAAATATACATAAAAATAAATAAATAGTTATAATATTGTTATTAGTTGATGGTATAATGATAAGATTATGGCTACATTTAGAAATCAAGGTTCAGATTCTTATTCAGTTGGTTTGACACCACCAAATGTATTGTGGACAGTTGTTCGTGGTGATACCGCTTCATTTCGTGTTTATGTTACAGATGATAACAAAGATCCATTAGTGATTGAAGACTGGACTATTGCAATGGAAATTAAACGTCCAAATACAAAGCCTGGTGATTTTACAGATGATGCAGAACTTATTGTTGAACTTGAGCCAGTACCAACAGAAATAGACGGCGCTGGAGAATTTACAGTTTCTCTTACAGCAAATGAATCTGTTTTGTTAGAAACTGGAGATATTTTTGATATTGAATTAAGTGATGAGAGTCGTGTTTGGACGGTAGCCAGAGGCACCATGAAAGTAATTGAAGACGTAACAAATAGTGAGTCATAATGGCATCCGCTATCATAATTGATACCGATAGCCATAAAGCAAAAAAGATAAACTCTATTGGCTACCCAATATCTGAAATAATTTACAAGGCAAGAGCAGTAAAAATTAATGAGGTTTTGCCTTTTAGAGTTAAATTTACTACAATTGGAATTGGTCCAGCATATGCAGGTGTGCCTGGAATTGGTCTTCAAATTATTGGAATTAATAACTATATTCTTTAACATATAATGATATAATATAGGCATGGCAAAGGTATCAATTTCAAATGTTAAGACCAAATTTCAGACTGGCGACCGCCCAACACAAGAAGACTATATAGATTTAATTGATAGTGCTTCTGCTAGATCTACAGATCTTGGTTCAGACGGTAACAAT